AACCGTGTAAACATTAACTTCTCCTAAACTATAACACCTACACTGTAGCATATAGAGTAGGAAAAGTCAATACTTATTTACGAGGATTTGCAGCGTCTTGTACGTTCTGCACAAGATGCTCAACAGCAGTAGCTGTGTAAGGTTGATCCTTATCGTTTACTACGCCGCCTAATGTAACAACATCAGCAACAACAGCAACGGGAATCTCTACTACAGACACGGCGGCTTTTACCACAGAGTTTAAAATACTAAACATTTTGTTTCCTTTCGATGATGGCTAACTTTGGCTTATCAGAGGGCTTCGTCATCTTCTTGAGTTGGAGGAACGTAGGTCTTAACCTCTGTAATCATCAACTTCTTGACTGTAGGAGCATTACCATGCTTAGCTGACATACGATGAGTGTAAGCTGAGATAACAGCTACGCACTTAGAACCATTACCTAAGTCAGCTACATTGACTTCCTTCATGGAGTCATCGGTAGGATTGAACAAGTACTTGCTCTTAGCGACAATGAAGTTACCTTGAGATTCCTTGTGTTTGACTTTGATACCTAAGCCAGTGAGCTTAGCTGCATCATCATCGCTGATATTACCAATGGTGCACTCATAGCGATCGTTATCACTGTTGAATGCTGTGTTGAATTCAGCCATCCACTTAGACCAAAACAATTCACCGTTAATCTTAACTGGTTTCAAATCTGCTGTTGACATACTCTAGTTTCCTTTTACTAAGTTAGGCCGTAGCCTGAGGTTGTTGCTCAACTGGCATCTGAGATTGTGCCTGTTGTACAAGCTTCTGTAACAATACAAAAGCGTTGCTCTTTGTAGGTAGTTCACCAAGCACGTTGATGATGAACTCTACTTCATTTTGTTCCAATTCTAACTTCATTTACGATTTCCTTTTACTGTAAATAGCTTCCTTCTTTGCGGGAGAGAGCTTCCGCTTCATCTTCAATGTAATCAAGGGCTGCTGAGAGCACCAAGTATACATCAAGGATGTCCATATCATCGCTGTGCATTATCATGAAAGATTCATCGCTAATGTTCAGCATGATTTGAGATTTTAATTTATCTGATTTGTCTATCACTTGTATTCCTCAAGGTAGTCTGCTGCTTTTCTAAGCAATTCAGGTTTATCTTTGAATAGTCCTAAAGCTCTGTTGCAATTATGACACAAAAGCTTTCGAACTTTCCCCGTATCGTGACAATGATCCACAGCAAGTTTTTCACTATGGTTGTTCTTACCTATCAAGAAACCTTCTGAATAACAGATATAACACTTGTTGTCTTGTTCTTCCTTCATTCGAGCGAGATCAGCATCCGTTATACCGTAGTTTAGCAGATAGTAAGAATTCTTACCTTTGCACTTAGGAGAACAGTAGATATTACAAGGGTTCGTAGGAGTAAAGACCTGCTTACAAGTCTTGCACTCTTTATCTTTGAAATACCCGTTTGGATACTTAGTGACAGTCATACCAGTTCTTCCCCGATTTCCATTCAGCGCCTACAGGACAACGAAACTTGAGAATCTCTCCAGCTTCTTTAGCAGATTCTACCACGAGCAGGCCAACTTGTTCAGCGTACTGCGGTTCAGTTTCGATTTGGATTTCATCGTGTACCCATGCAATGAACTTGAACGGAATCTTTGACTCAGTGAGTTTTCTATTAGCACATACAATCCATTGTTTAGAGATAATAGCTCCAGCTGATTGAAGAAGAGTATTGAGCGCACTGTGTTCAGAGCGTACCCACAGCTTCCTTCCGTCAAGGCCCGGTAGCCATCCTTTCGCAGCATACGTAGCAACCTTTCTTTTGAGTTTGGCATACGCAGGGACGCTCCGCTCAAAATTATCAATAATGGTTTGCCCTCTCTTGGCATTAGCACCAATAATTGTCCCGATCTTGGAAGGTGACGCACCATACAAGGTGGCATACAGTACTGTTTTTGCATCATTCCGTGAATCGACACCAAAAGCATTTTGGTTCCTTGTATGGACATCACCATAAACAACTTCCTTTGTATAGTCATCATCATTCAAGTAGTGAGCAAAGCACCGAAGCTCGATACCCGACAAGTCAACACCCACTTGAACCATTCCTTCTTCAACTGTCCAACACTGGCGGCACTCCTTCCCATAAGGGCTAGAAGAGTTTGGAATCTGTCCCATATTAGGGCTAGAGTGTGTTGCACGACCTGTAATCGCTCCATTGGTAATCACACGACCATGCACACGACCATCAGAGCCTAAGAAGGAGAACCATGACTCAATCTGAGCGATACGTTTCTGAAGCATCATGTACTCAGCTAACAAACCAGCAATGGGGTACTTCAAACCCATCAGAGTAGATTCATCAACGATCACTGAGCCCTTCTCAGTCTTCTTCGTAGGCTTCCAACCCAATCCGATCAACTTCTCAGCTATCTGTTGTCTAGATGCTGGATTGAAGGTAATCACCTCAGGCTTCAATGTCTTCCCTGTCTTCTCAGAGATACGTTCTTGCTCATAAGGTGGATAGAGTTCCTGCATCTTGTCATAGATGACACCCATCTTGAGTTTCAAATCTGACAGGAGACAAGTAGCGTGAACTACATCAAGCTTGAATCCATTGGTTTCCTGCTTCTTGATGATAGCTGCGACTTGATGTTCTAAAGCGACAGAATCCAGAGAGAAACCTTTGCTGTTGATACCATCAGTAAGATGATTAAACAAAAGATCAAGCACTCTGACATCGCGTCTGCAATAGAACTCAAGTAAGCCTTCCAGCGGCTTGTCGAAACATTCTCCGTCATATTCTTCCCTTCTGTTCATCATCCACTGCCACGTTGCTTTGTAGTCCAGCTTCTGAACTCCTAGCTCTTTTCCCCAAGCGTCCAGAGAGTGTCCCTGTTCCCTTGTTGGCTCTAACAGTCGTGAAACCACTAGAGTGTCATAAGCCTTCTTAAGGCCTATCTTAGTCCCCCACAGCTTATTCAGCAGAGGGAAGTCAAATCCGATACCGTTATGAGCTGCAATCAAGTCAGCATCTTTGAGATAGTCCCATAGACCGTCACCTGATCGCCACACACGTACTTCACCGCTATCGATGTCTTCTGTGACAGCTAAGTGAATGACAGTGTGAGCCATGTTGGTTTCACAGTCGATTGCAATACGTTTCATTACTTTAAGTTTAAGAATAAGCCGATCTGGGCAAATGAGTATCCTAACCACATGATACCAGCACCCATGTCACCTTTGAGCCACTGTAGCACACCTACAACAGAGTAACCGATACCGATAGTACCTACGATAATCATTTCAATCACTGTTGTTCTCCTGAATATACCGATCAGCAATTTTGCTTTTAAGTTCTTTGTCATCAATGCCAAGAATCTCAGCAATACGTCCTACGATGTAGGCTGCATCACCTCTTGACATATTTCCATAACCGACAAGACTGCGAATGTAGTCAGCACTGTATGTGTACGGATAGCGTGAATCAGTTTTATCCATCATAGAGCCTCCAAAGTAACTTCAATCATACGTCCAGTGTCCATATCGTACTTCAGAGAGCAAGCTGGACCTGTGAGGCCTGCGAATCTGTTCTTCGCAACAGCAACCTTTGTCGTGTGACGTACTTCAGGGTCATCGCTCATGGAGTTACGTTCAAGAGTGATAACAGCATCAGACAACTGAGCAATAGCACCAGAGCCACGTAGCTGAGATAAGGATACCGCTGAACCATCTTCATGTCCTTTGTCAGTGTTAGGTCTTTTGAGGTGACTAACACAAATGAGTGTAATACCTGTTTCTTGTACAAGTGTTCGTAACCTCGTCATCAAGACATCAATGCTTTTACGTTCATCGTTGCCTTCCATGCCTGAGACAACCAATGAGATGTGATCTAGGAAAACAATCTTACAATCACAGGCCCTAGCCATGTACCTAATACGATTAAGGACATTATCAATAGCGAGAGAACCAAAGTGGTCAAAGAGGAATACACGATTAGTACCGAGAGTTGCATCGAATGCCTCCTTTAATTCTCGTTCTGTGACTTGGGTATCAGGGAGATGGAGTTTCTTATTTGAGTGCAATGACATAATGCTGCGGGCTGTCTTTCGCACCGACTCTTCAAGAAACATCCCTCCAATATTCCATCGAGTCGATTTGAGGATTTGAAAAAGAATTTCTCTAAGGAATTGACTCTTGCCAAGGCCCGATCCAGCTGTGACTGTAATGAGTTCAGCTGATCTAAGTCCGTAGAGGAGTTCATTGAGTCCTTTGAAGGGATAGAAGGCTTCTGCGACTGGTTCAGGTGTAGAAACGCTGTCCCAGAGACTACTTGCTGCGACAATACCATCTGGAACGTATGCTTCACTACGCCACCATTGGTTAACGTACTCAGTTGATCTTCCGCTAATGAGATAGTCACAGGCATCTTTACAATCCTTTAAATGTTTAACAATCTTAACCTTATTACCGAACAGCTCAGCAACCTCTTTAGCGGCCTTCTGTCCAACTTCATCAGCATCGAAACAGATCACGATAGTCTCGAAGCTATCTAAGTACTCATATTGAGCTTTGCAGTCTTTAACAGCCGATGAAGCTCCATTACGGATACTCACAGTAGGCCACTTGCTGCCTGTTAACTGATACGAAGCTAATGCGTCTAGTTCACCTTCAACGATGGTGATGTACTTCCCTTGCTTCTGGAACAAATTCTGCCCAAAGAGCGTAGCTTTGTTGAAGTTACCTGCAATGGAGAATGTCTTATTCTCTACTAAACGAATCTTCTCAGCTACCTTAGCGCCTGTCTCATCAAAATAAGGATAGTAGTGCTTCCCTTGATCTTGAGTAACACCATAGTACTCACAAGTATCCCTTGAGATACCTCTGTCAGCTATGGCCTTAACTTCCCCTGTTGTCTTCATTTGAAATACCTTTGTAGTGCTTCGTTGCACGTCTTGTTGAGCACGAAATTCCGTACCTTCTGCCGCTGTGTAAGCGTGACATACATGGCAGTATTGGTGTCCATCATCGTACAGAGATGAACCATCGCTAGAGCCACAATGCTCACAAGGACAGTGCTTAATGAACTTAGAGGCTACTTTGAGTGCGTTAGAAGTCATCAATCAACTCCTGCCTAGCTCCACAGTCATCACACTGCCCATAGCTCCAATGAGGCGCTGAGTACATGGGTCCACCACACACATCACAGGTACACTCTTCTTCTGAGTGGTCCATTTCGTTATCATCGTGTTTATGTTCATTCATAGTCGTATCCTTCTTGTTTCCCGCAGCCGTAGGCGAGGACTCTGGTGCTTTAGCACCAAAGATCAAGTCCCAATTGTCTCGGACCTTATTGACGTCTTCCTTACGCCTTCCTGATCCTTTACCGCCATCTCCATGACTCATGTGTTCTTCTCCAAGTGCTCATTCTTCGCCTTGAGTTTGGCTTCAATAGCTTTATAAAAATCATTAGCGCTATCAAATTCCTGCCCACGGTCGTTTAGCTCTTTGCGTATGCCAACAATTTCCTCATCCGTCAGCCCAACCCATGTGAGAGGCGTAGCCGAGCTACTGCGAGCGATAGCGGAATGCTGTGGTGGGGTGGTGTAGAGAGCGTGCTTATAGCCGCCTTCAATTCTTGCGTGTTCCTCTGGGTTAATTGCGTCAATGAAATCCCCGTTGTCATGCAACATCGCCCACGCCACAGGCTCCAAATGCTCGCTAACGCTGCGCTGCTCTGGCTGTGTCAACCATGTCGGTGGCTTTCCAAGGGGAGGCTTCCAACGCTCACCTCCGTGATAGGTATACCCGAGACACGTAAGCGTGTTAATCGCCGCGTTTTGCTCCTGCTCTGTCTGTAACAATGCTTCTTCAATGGCATCTATTTCTTGGCCAACTTCCCAATGTGAATATCGGTCGCCGCGAATCTTTTTGAACGCCTCCAGCGCCAGCTTCATCGTATCTACGATACTTAATGCTTCACGTTCTTTCGATGTCATAGCTTCACATCCTCCCACTTAGACAAGTCAGCGATAATGTCCGCTAGAACGCTCTCAGAGAGCCCTTTGTACGCTGTGTACCCTTGGGTAGTAGCTTTGAGAGATTCGAGCATCTGACAGGCTTCTAAGCCCTTTAAAGCATACTTGTGTGCCATGACCTGCTCAGGTTTAGACAAATCATAGGTTAATGTTGCAATACCACTCATTTTAATGACACCTTTATCAAAGTTAAGACAAATACAAACAATGAGATCACCATTTCTTTTCTCCCATAGCAGCCCTTAGGTCTGACGTTACTTTATCCCATCCGTACAAGACAATCAATTCAACAAAAGCATTAATTGTGTGGACATAGTGGAATTCCTCGTTCATTAGAGTCTGATCTCTAACTTCTTCTTCGTTTGTAGACATAAAATCTTTCATGTTATTCACTTCTTTCATGTTGACCCCTTTATACTTTAAAGTAGTTTTAATGATAATAACAATAAAGTAAGTATTTACTTTAATGTAGCTTTAATGATCTTAATGTTCATCATAGTCTCTAGAGTACTCTAATGTATCTATAATGTCATCAATGTCTCCTAGGGAAGCTCCTGTGTCCAGATCATCGTCAACGTCATCATGGTCTAAGTCAGCCTCAGTTATGAGGTCTTTACGATCAATCAACTTCACAAATGGCTTGATGTCTTCAAGACAAACTTTACATAAGTCCATGTATTGACCAGTAACAGCGTTTTTGAGAGTACTCTGGTACTCCGTGAGTAATTTATCACAAGCTCTACAATGAATTTTCCGTTCCTACCCTTCTCCGTAAGTGGTGAGTGTGTTTTAGAGCCTTCTAGCCCTGTTTAAATCGTTCCTAGAGGCATTTCTGCATCATAGGAGCATCTGGTATTCGCTTCAGTTGATCTTCAGCATACTTTCTCTGTTGTTCCGGCGTCCAAGGCTTAGGTGGACATTCTGCCGGAAACGGCCAGTTGTTAATGTGTTGTTTATTTACCACAGATCCTCCGCAATAAGGTAATCAATACAATAACAGACAAAGAAGATAGTCATACAATCCCCGTTTCGTGTAGTTTGTATTGTGTACCGCCTTCAATGCCTAGATCATAAGACAGATTGTCGATAGCATCCCCGAATTCATCCCATTGTTTAAAATAGTCTAAGTCATCCACTGTAGACCCTTGATTCACTAAAGGTGAATACTTTTCTAGTACTTCCTTACATTGTTTTAGAAGATAGACCAATTCGTCACGGGTTGAAACTAGTTCATCACATAGTGGGTTACCTTCAGCCCATAAGCGACGTTCTAGATTGTTGAATTCATTGTTACTTAGCATGATAGCCCTTTCGTTAAACAGATTTGAGAGACACCATTCTCTCGCTTAGTGTGTCGTTCATACGTGATTGAACCCTCAGCCTTGAGGAATTCATGTTCTGATACTTCTTTTAAATCCCACGGCATGACATCATCGTCGGGTTCATAATCAACGACAAAGAACCTAACGGGTAGAGTAGCGAATGACATGTTTTGACCCCTTGAGTTTAAAATACTTGATAAACGATAGAACCGGAAGACGTTTCGCCACAGATAGCGGTATTGTCGCAAAGATAGCCCATCACGGCTTGTTTTGCTTTACCCTCTGTTAAGCCTTCAATATCAATATCGTAATTTTGGGCTATGTCTTCAAAATGATCTTCGTTAAAGTCGCAACATAATGCGATAACGTCCAATTCTAGTTCTTCGCCGGTACTGTCTTCGTATTCCATGAGATAGTCAAACAAAGTTTCTAAGCCTTCGTGACTGAAGTTATCTAAGCGGTTAAACGCACGGAAAGCTTCGCGGAAGTCGTTAAAATATACGGTTGTTTTCATGGTGTAGATCCTTTACAAGTTGATAGACTGGTACAGTGTACCCCATAAGAGCCACATAGTAGCCCTTATAAGTTAAACTGTTAAGCGGTGAGCCATACCACTAGTATAGCTACAAAGCCGAGAACGTAGATTACTTTGTCTGCGAGTTGATTGTTTGACATAATCGTGATCCTTAGATGTGTCATAGCGAGACTGCTATGTTTAGTCTATTGCATGTACCGTGCCAACTATGATTATGTAGTACTACAGTATTACTTATAAGATATACACTGAGATTATGTAACCTATTATCTTATGTGTTGTTTATTTACCACACTATTGTTGCACCATTTTAGTGATAACTTGCACTACAATGAATAACATGTGGATATCTTTACACTGTATTGGTGCATAATTGCTTACACCATTGTAAGTTTCACATTGTGATAACTAGGTGTTTACCCTTAGATGTGTCTGTTTAGGTGTGTCTTAATAGGTGCTACACTGACCTACACACTACCTATAGTGTCCGTCTAAGTCTCAGACACTACCTATAGTGTTTGCTTTGTAGTTACTTGATAGGGGGGAGGGGTAGGCTCTTGTGTTTACTTTTGCTGGAGCCTCTTAAGTACACAAAAAAGAATAATTAAGAAAAGACCTTATATGACTAAAAAGTCTAATGAAATCAAAGAAGTTATGGACTAAGATAGACTGTTGTGTAAATACAACACTAATGTAAAGACTAATCTGTGCACAGGAGCCTTGCATAGGATCACTTGAGGACTAGAAAGTAGACACAAGAGCCCTATGAAGTAAGGACTTTGATGGAAGACAAATAAAGTAAAATAAATGTAAATAAAGCTTGACAATTGAGAAAAGTGCTGTACAATTCTCTATGAAGGTAATCCTTCCAAGAACTCAAATGAAGACTTTGTAGACAGGCTACTCAGTTAATACAGGAAGTTTCTAAGTGAGTTACTTTGTTGGCCTAGTGTCTTCCTTAGTGTATCTAAGAAGATGAACACAAGAGGGCAATAAGTAAGTATATACTTCATTTAGATTCTTGCATATAAGTTAAATGTCATAGTTACTTTAAAGTACTCTACTTGTAGTACTTACTATAGTCTATCTCCAATTAAGGACAAAGATGGAACAACAAGAGCCACCTAAGCGTAAAGCAGGAAGACCCAAGAAGGGTGAAATCGTAGCCAAGAAGAAGGGTAACAGGGAGTTACGTGGTCGTCCCAAAGGTGATAAAGCCATCATGGACGACTACAAAGCGCGTATGTTAGCCTCCCCTAAAAGTTCTAGGGTCTTAGAGAAAGTATTTGAAATAGCTTTAAACGATGAGCATTCAGGTCAGATGGCAGCCATGAAGCTAGTCCTTGATCGTATTGTCCCTGCTTCTGCGTTTGATACGGCTAAAGGTTCTAATGGTGGTGCTCCGCAGATTAGTATTAATATTACTGGCCTTGGCTCTACTGCTGTGCAGGCCGAAGAAGTAGTATATGACGTTACGGACGTAGAGGTTAAGGAATGACGACACTCTCGTTTGAGTTGCTTAAATGGCAACAGTCCGTATTTGCTGATACTCATCGCTTTAAAGTGGTTGCTGCAGGGCGTCGCTGTGGGAAGTCTAGGCTTTCTGCGGTGACCCTGCTCATTGAGGCTCTGAACTGTCCTGAAGGCTCAGCTGTGATGTACATAGCTCCTACCCTAGGACAAGCTAGAACCATTATCTGGGATCTCTTACATGAGCTAGGTAGGCCAGTCATCAAGAGTTCTCACATCAACAACTTGGAGATCCTTCTAGTCAATGGACGTAAGATTCTCGTTAGAGGTGCTGATAATCCTGACTCTCTACGTGGTGTTTCGCTCACCTATGTCGTATTAGATGAGTGTGCCTTTATCAAGGAAGACGTATGGCAGAAGATCATTCGAGCTTCCCTGTCTGACAAGAAAGGTAGAGCTTTATTCATTAGTACCCCTAGTGGACGTAACTGGTTCTACGATGTCTTTAACCTAGGACAGGAAGGTACTGATGAGGAGTGGCTAAGCTGGCACTTCACAACTAGAGACAATGAGACTATTGATCCTAAGGAGATTGATGCAGCTGAGAGGACTTTAAGTACCTTCGCTTTCCGTCAGGAATACCTCTCCAGCTTCGATAACGCAGGACAGGAGATCTTCAAGGATAGCTGGATTAAGTATGCTCCTGAGCCTGCATATGGCTCCTACGTCATCGCTATCGACTTAGCTGGCTTCGAGGATGTAGCTAAGAATGCAGGGGCTTCTAAGAAGAGACTAGACGAATCAGCTATCTCAATCGTTAAGGTAGAAGATAACGGTAACTGGTGGGTTAAGGACATCATTCACGGTAGATGGGACATCAGAGAGACTGCCTCTAAAATCCTCCTAGCTGTCCGTGAACATCAGCCTATCGCAGTGGGTATCGAACGTGGAGCTTTGAAGAATGCTGTCTTACCTTATCTGAATGACTTGATGAGGAAGAACAACGTATTCTGTCACATTACGGACCTGACACACGGGAATCGCCGAAAGACAGATAGGGTTGTTTGGTCTTTACAAGGTAGGTTCGAGCATGGACGTATCTCCCTCAATGACAAGGATAAGTCAGAGCGTTGGAAAGAGTTCATTGACCAATATTGCATGTTCCCCACAGCAGGGGTTCATGATGACTTACTTGACTCATTGTCTTACGTGGACCAGTTAGCTGTTACTAGCTACAACAATGACTACGAAGATGATGACTACGAAACTTTAGATGTAATTAGTGGATACTAAGTATTGACAAAGTAAACAAAATAGTGTATATTGCGTTTAACTAATTAGAGAAAACCTAATACTAATGGAAAATATTGACAAACAGCCTCAGTTTGAGGAACCTACTGAATCCGACAAGGAGCTTGTAAGCTTCATTGTTAGCCACTGTGATTCATGGCGTGATTGGCGAGACAGTAACTACCTTGAGCTGTGGGACGAGTACGAACGTATCTTTCGTGGTCAATGGGCTTCCTCAGACAAGACTCGTGAATCTGAGCGTTCACGTATCATCTCCCCTGCTACTCAGCAAGCTGTTGAGACTCGTCACGCTGAGATCATGGAAGCTATCTTCGGTCAAGGTGACTTCTTCGACATTGATGATGACGTCAAGGACGTGAACGGTAATAACATTGATGTGAGCATGATTAAAGCTCAGTTGATGGAAGACTTCGCTAAGGACAAGATCCGTAAGAGTATTGACCAGATCGAACTCATGGCTGAGATCTACGGTACAGGTATCGGTGAGATCATCATCAAGAATGAGAAAGAGTACGTTCCAGCTACTCAAGCTATCCCCGGTATCATGGGTCAAGCAGCCATCGGTGTTCAAGAGAAGGACCGTACAGCTGTTAAGATTGTACCTATCAACCCTAAGAACTTCTTGTTTGATCCTAACGGTGCTTCCATCGAGGAATGTCTCGGTGTAGCTATTGAGAAGTACGTATCCTTGCACAAGGTCGTTAAAGGTATCGAAGACGGTGTGTACCGTAAGGTCAACGTTGGTCCTCTGTACGATAGCGATGACTTGGAAGTTACTCAAGAAGAGACTCAATTCCAGAACGATAAGGTCAAGCTCCTGACTTACTACGGTCTAGTGCCTCGTGAGTACTTGGAGCAGCTTGAGAATGAAGGTAACGAGATGATTGATCTCTTCCCTGAAGATTCTCCTGCTGATGACTACTCTGACTTGGTTGAAGCCATCGTTGTGATCGTTAACGACACCACCTTGCTCAAGGCTGAAGCGAATCCTTACATGATGAAGGATCGTCCAATCATCTGTTATCAAGACGATACTATCCCTAATCGTTTGTTAGGTCGTGGTACTGTTGAGAAGGCCTATAACATGCAGAAGGCCATTGATGCCCAGATGCGTAGCCACTTGGACTCTCTAGCCCTCACAACAGCCCCTATGATCGGTATTGACGCTACTCGTCTACCTCGTGGTGCTAAGTTCGAAGTACGTCCCGGTAAGGCTATCCTGACCAACGGTAATCCTAACGAGATTCTCCAGCCATTTAAGTTTGGTAACACAGACGGTAACAACCTTGTCACATCTAAAGAGTTCGAGCGTATGCTTCTCCAAGCTACAGGTACTTTGGACTCTCAAGGCATGGTGTCTAACGTGTCTCGTGACGCTGGTGGTGCTGGTATGTCAGCTGCTATGGGAGCTATCATCAAGAAGTACAAGCGTACCTTGACTAACTTCCAAGAAGATTTTCTGATTCCTTTCATCAAGAAGGCTGCTTTCCGTTACATGCAATTCGATCCTGAGCGTTATCCCTCAGTTGAGATGAACTTTGTACCTACAGCTACCTTAGGTATCATGGCTCGTGAGTACGAACAACAACAATTCATCGGTTTGTTGCAGACTCTAGGACCACAGACACCAGTATTGCCTATCATCTTGAAGGGTATCCTGCAAAATAGCTCTCTGACTAATCGTGGTGAGATGATGGCTGCTCTAGACAAGATGAATCAGCCTAACCCTCAGCAACAACAAGCTCAGATGATGCAACAACAGCTTCAATTGCAGACAGCACAAGCTCAGTTGGCTCTCATCCAAGCTCAAACAGCTGAAAGAGCTGCTAATGCACAGCAAACTCAGGTGGAAACACAGATGATGCCTGTGGAACTGCAAGCTAAGATGGTTCAATCCGCTGCTACTAACCTAGATAATGGCGATGACTTCGAGAAACGCTTGAAATTAGCTGATTTGATGCTCAAAGAGAAGAATGTGAACCTAAAAGTTCAAGATATTGCCTCTAATGAGCGCATTGCAGCTATGCAAATGATGACTAAACAAAATAAATTACAATAAAGTACTCATAAGGGGTTGACAAAGTCATTAAAGTACTATACAGTACACCCTTATTAACTAATAGGTTCTCCTGATTATGGACAAAGAACTACAGAAATATTACGAAGAAGCCTTCTCAATGATGTCCACTCAAGGGTGGAAAGATCTGATGGAAGACATTCTTCGAGTAAAGAATAGCTACGACACTATATCCTCTGTCACGGAAACACACCCTTTAGACTTTCGTCGTGGGCAGATGGATATATTGAACTGGTTATATGGCCTGAAAGGGTTGTACGAGAAGACGTATGAAGAACTACAAACTGAAGGAGAACTGTAATGGCTCTACGGATGTTTGAATTCCTTTGTTCCAATTCTCATCGCATTGAAGCTTTGGTTGAACCTGACGTACAGGAGCTGTATTGCAGCAAATGTGGTCGGGAAGCAGCTAAGGTGATAAGTGCACCTTCCATGAAGTTAGAAGGCTGGTCAGGCTCTTTTCCAACAGCCTCAGACGCATGGGAGCGTAAGCGATCTGAAAAGCTCGCTATCGAACGTAAGCAGAACTCATAAGTATTTATTACCGGGTTCCAATTATTTTTAAATTTATATCCTAGAACCGTTATGCGGCAGGAAGGAAACAATATGTTAGTAGACGTTGATGACAACGATGGTCTGAGTGAATTAGACGTAGTCGAGAATAAACAAAAGCAGCAAGCTCCTCAAGAGCAAGTAGCACAACCACAGGAAACTGTAGTCCCCGAAAAATATAAGGGTAAGAGTACAGAGGACATCATTAGGATGCACCAAGAGGCTGAAAAGCTCATTGGTAAGCAAGCCCAAGAAGTTGGTGAAGTTAGACGACTAGCTGATGATCTTATTAAACAGAGCCTCGCATCGAAGCCAAAACCTATTGAACAAGAGCCAGAAATTGACTTCTTTGAAGATCCCCGTAAGGCGATTCAAAAGGAATTGTCTGTACATCCTGATGTAGTTGCTGCTCGTGAAGCCACACAGCAATTCAAGAGGATGCAGATTCAGCAGAAGCTTGGGTCTACCCATCCAGACTTCACCCAAATTGTGCAAGATCCAGAATTTGTCAATTGGGTAAAAGGAAGCAACGTGCGTATGGGTCTTTACGCTAAAGCTGACGCTGAATACGATTACGACAGTGCCGATGAATTGTTGTCTACATTCAAACAGTTGAAGTCCGTCAAAGCACAGGAAACTAAGAAGGCTGGTGATACAGCCCGAAACACTGCTATGAAGGCTGCTGCTGTAGATGTGGGAGGTACAGGAGAGTCATCCAAGAAAGTTTATCGACGGTCAGACTTGATCCGACTTCGTATGACTGACCCTTCTCGCTATGAGTCGCTCTCTGATGAAATCATGAAAGCGTATCAAGAGGGACGAGTCAAATAATTATTTTATTTTATTAACAACTAGGAAATTTAAAAATGACTGCATATTTTGACGGCGCTAATGCCACCACCACCACTTCCGCTGATGCTTTCGTACCAGAGATTTGGTCCGATGAGATTATCGCTGCTTACAAGAAGAACTTGGTAGCTGCTAACCTCATCAAGAAGATGAACTTCAAGGGTAAGAAGGGTGACACCATCAACATCCCTACACCTACTCGCGGTACTGCTAACGCTAAGACTGCTGCTACAGCTGTGACTATCCAAGCTCACACTGACAGCAACACTCAAGTCTTGATCAACAAGCACTACGAGTACTCACGTTTGATCGAAGACATCGTCGCTACTCAAGCTTTGTCTAGCCTCCGTTCTTTCTACACTGAAGACGCTGGTTACGCTTTGGGCAAACAAGTTGACACAGACATCATCCGTTTGGGTCGTTTGATCAACAGCGGTACAGGTGCTCGTTACGGTCACGCTTACATCGGCTCTAACGGTACTACAGCTTATGACTACACTACCAACAACGAAGCTGCTCTGACTGACGCTGCTATCCGTCGTTCTATCCAACGCTTGGATGACGCTGACGTTCCTATGGACGGTCGTTTCTTCATCATCCCTCCATCGAGCCGTAACACTTTGATGGGCTTGGCTCGCTACACTGAGCAAGCTTTCACTGGTGAAGCAGGTGGTTCTAACACCATCCGTACTGGTTTGGTTGGTGACTTGTATGGCGTGTCTGTGTACGTGTCTAGCAACGCTGATACTCCTAACTCTGCTGACAACGGTAGCGGTACTGATGAGACTTCACGCGTTTGCTTGATGGCTCACAAAGACGCTTTCGTGTTGGTTGAGCAAATGGGCGTTCGTTCACAAACTCAATACAAGCAAGAGTTCTTGGCTAACTTGTTCACTGCTGATACTCTGTACGGCGTGGCTGAGTTGCGTGACGGCGCTGCTGTTGCTTTGGTTGTTCCTGCTTAATTGAACTGATCGGCCCCTCACAAGGGGGCCTTTCTAGTTTACTCATATTAATTAAGACAAAAAGGAAAAATCATGGCTGCTGCTACCGCTGTTGTCACTGAACGTGGCACAAAACAATTTCAAGGTATGTTTCAAGAGATGTGGAAAGTCACATGTACTCTTGATGCAGGTTCCTTGACTGATGGCACTGGTGAGAGCGACACTGTTACCGTTCCGGGCGTTGCCTTGGGCGATATCGTGTTGGGCTTCTCTTTCGGTGTTGATAAAGCTGGTGTCGTGTGTCACGCTTACGTGAGTGCTGCTGACACTGTTACCCTCCGTCTGCAAAACGAATCAGGCGGCACTGTTGACTTGGCTTCTACAACCGTTCGCTTGGTTGTGGGTCGCTTGGGTTAAGCATAAAAACACCCACCCAAGGTGTTTCTGTCCCTTCTCTATCCTATACGGAGAGGGGGCTTTTTAAAGGATTCAACATAGAGAGTTCTTTACAAAGTAGATAGGAAATATATGGCTAAATTTAGATGCCTGAAATCAGGGAACATCGTTGAATTTACTCAAGCAGTAGATATTGACAGTATGGTAGGTCACGAAGGTTACGTAAGAGTAACTGAAGACGGTGAACCAGAGGTAGTAGAAGTTGTACAAGAAGCTGTACATGCTCTCCCTCTAGTTGTTAAACCTCGTGGACGCCCTGCTAAGAACAAACAAGGGTAACTAATATATGGCAATTTACAGGGGTGATGGCGGTAGCGTAGAAGGTATCACAGAAGCTGATATCTTGCTTATCGCTATCTCTCAAGGTGGCACAGGGGCTTCAACAGCCGCAGGAGCTAGGACTAACTTAGGTCTTGGCTCAGCTGCCACTACTAGCTCTGGTGACTACGCTACAGCTGCTCAGGGTGCATTAGCTGACTCAGCTGTACAACCTGCTGATATTGGCACTGCTGCTGCTCAAGATGTGGAGTACTTCGCTACTGCTGCACAGGGGGCCTTAGCTGATTCAGCGATTCAGTCTGGTGACTTAGCTACAGTAGCTACATCGGGTAGCTACAATGACTTGACAGATAAGCCTTCAGCTGGCTCAGGAACAGTTACTTCAGTAGCTATGACAGTCCCTACAGGATTGGCTATTTCAGGCTCTCCTGTGACTACAACAGGTACTTTAGCTGTTACCTACGATACTGGTTACGCTATCCCTACGACATCTAAGCAGACTGAATGGGATACTGCTTATACTGATCGTAATAAGTGGGATGGAGGCTCTACAGGGCTCACAGCTGCTACAGGACGTACTAGCTTAGGGTTAGGCACTGCTGCTACCACTGCCGCTACTGATTACGCTACAGCTGCTCAAGGTAGTAATGCTGATACTGCCTACGGTTGGGGAAACCATGCGAGTGCAGGGTATCTCACAAGTGAAACGTACACTGGTACTGTAACTAGCGTTGCAATGACTGTACCTACTGGTTTGTCTATCTCTGGTACACCAGTGACAAGCTCAGGTACTCTAGCTTTGACTCTGACAAGTGGTTACTCGATACCAACTACTACAGATCAGACTAATTGGAGTACTGCGTATGGTTGGGGTAATCACGCTAGTGCTGGATACTTAACCACTGAGACTTACACAGGTACTGTCACTTCAGTGGCTATGACTGTTCCAACAGGGTTATCTATATCAGGTAGTCCCATTACTAGCTCAGGAACGTTAGCTCTTACGTTGACAGCAGGATATTCAATTCCTACTACAACGAATCAGACTAACTGGTCTACAGCATACGGATGGGGCAACCATGCCTCCGCAGGTTACTTAACTTCATCGTCTACTTTGGACGCATCTAAACTCTCTGGCGTGATCGACGGCGGGACGTACTAATTTACATAGGAAACTATAAACATGGCATCAACTATCAAAATTAAGAATAGCTCTACTACAGGAGCTGTACCCACCTCAAGCGATCTCGTACAAGGTGAGTTAGCTATTAACGTCACTGATCGTAGTATCTACACTGAGAATGCTTCAGGTACTGTCGTTAAGCTCAATGCTCCTTCTATCGACGATAAGAACACAGGTGCTACTAAGTACTTGACTATTGATACTTCAGGTAACTTAGGTCTTGGTGTTAGTCCTAGTTCTTGGAGAGCAAGCCAGACGGCTATTCAGTTTGGCAGCACAGGAGGTTACGCCGTTCTTGGCGCTGGTTATGCCACCAACGCGATGGTTCAGGTTGGCACAAACTTCTATGTGAATAGCTCCGGCAATTCGATTTACGCTTCCAGCAACGCTGCATCTAACTACAATCAGGTTAACGGCGCTCACGCTTGGTATTACGCAGCTTCAGGCACACAAGGTAACTCAATCAGCTTCACCCAAGCAATGACGCTTGATGCTAGTGGGCGTTTGGTTATTGGTGGAACTACTGCAACAACAGGCGCTTTGTTAACTGTTGGAACTTCTGGTGGCGGCTCTAATGTAATTCACATTCCAGCAAACACGGGTGCTTTTACTTCATTTCCTTCTACTGGGACTGTGCTTGCTAACGGATATTCTCTTACATATCTAACTTATCAAGCGGATGGTTTAATTTTTAGTAAGTCAGGCGGTTCGGAAGCTGCCCGTATCGACTCCAGCGGTAACTTGCTGGTGGGGACTACAAGTACTGGTTTAAAAACAGCAAGAAGCATGGGTTTTCAAGTTTCTGGTGGCTGTGTTCAATACATTAGCCATTCAACTTCTGATGCCTCTGGTGATTCTTATGTTGAGTTTGGCTACAACGGAACAAAAATTGGTTCTATCACTCAAAACGGCACAACAGCAGTTCTTTACAACACTACTTCTGACTATCGTTTAAAAACAGTTATTGGTTCTGTGACAGGCGCTGGTGAACGTATTGATGCACTTGAGCCTGTTGAGTACGAGTGGAACTCTGACGGTTCACGTACCCGTGGTTTCTTGGCTCATAAATTCCAAGAGGTATATGCAGGCAGCGTAAGCGGCACTAAAGATGCTGTTGATGCTGATGGAAATCCTTTGTACCAATCTATGCAAGCAGGTTCGTCAGAAGTAATTGCCGACTTGGTAGCTGAAATCCAATCCCTTCGTCAACGCCTCGCAACAGCAGGTATTTAATATTTAAAGGAAACACTATCATGACTACTACATTCAAAATCACAGCACTTGATCGTGACACAGCAGACGGTTTCGTTACCGTTGCACATTGGACAGCTTCTAAAGTTGACGGTGACTTCTCAGCTTCTATCTACAACACTCAAGGCTTCACCAAACAAGATGGTGTGAACTTGATTCCTTACGCTGATTTGACTGAACAAGTCGTTATCGGTTGGGTTCAAGAAGCTCTCGGCGAGGAAGCCGTAGCTGCTATTGACGCTGCTTTGACTGCTCAAATCTCTGAACAGCAAGCTCCATCTAAGGCTGTCGGTACTCCTTGGTCTGAATAAGAACAACCATGTCAGATCATGGTTTAACAACAGAGACAGGGATAGCTCTGGTAACTAAAACAGCACCTCCGGTGACAGTGAGTTTAGCTACTGTTGCTGGTTATCAAGTATCGGAGTTAGTTCTATGGGCTACTCTGATCTACACGACTTTAATGATTGGTCATAAAGTATACCAAATCTTTAAAGATGTACGAGAATCTATTGACAAATAACTTGAAATAGGATAGGATACGCACTATGGTAACTAAGAAGCAACAATCAGCTAAGGTAGGTAAAGTTATGGGTGAGTACAAAGAAGGTACTCTCCATAGTGGCAAGGGTGGTCCTGTCGTTAAAGACCGTAAGCAAGCCATTGCAATCAGCCTTTCGGAAGCTGGTTTGTCTAAACCAAAGAAGAAAAATAAATGATTTCTGCTGAATACGCTGCTGGTTTTATGGATGGAGAAGGGTGTATTAACGTTTCTTCTTGCCGAACTACTTCATTTATTCGTGTTTTAGTTGTGAATACTAATCGTGAAGTATTGGAGTTGTTTCAGCAGCGTTGGGGTGGAGATATCAAGCAAAACAAGCAGCAGAAAGCTCACTGGAAAGTTTCCTATACTTGGCGTGTTTCTCATGCAGCCTGTCGTGAGTTTTTAGACGATATTTATCCGTTCTTGGTTGTAAAGAAAAAACAAGCCGAAGCTGCTTTTATCTTCTTTGACCAACAGCCCGGTAAAGGTAAGAGATGGACAGACAGTAGTCTTGAAGAAGCTAACAAGGCTATCCTAGCAATTAAACAGCTAAACAAAAAAGGCGTAGAGGTATAGAATGAAGAACAAACCACCTAAAAAAGATAAGTCTGAAGCTAAGATGCCCATGCGTGGTGCTCGTACAGCTAAGAACAAAGCTAAAAGCAAGAAGTACTGATAAATGGCACGTTCTGTCTCTGTAGGTAAGAACCTTACAGCTAATACTCTTACGTTGATCTACACTGTTCCTAATGGCTACTACGCTAAATGGAACCTGATGTACTTGTTTAACAACGGTGGATCAACTAAGAGTATTACAGCTTACTGGACTGATGTGAGCGAATCAGCTGACATTTACGTCCATAACGGCACTATTGCAGCTGGAAGCTACGCTAGACAAGATGGTGGAGCTTACGTAGTCTTAGAAGAAGGCGATAAGATCTACATGCAGAGCGAGGCAGGGAGTACTTTCAGCACTATCTGCACATTCGAGATCCATAAAAGAGATGGTCTTTAAAATATATGACATATTTAGAATTAGTTAATAATGTGCTTCGTAGGCTCCGTGAACCTACAGTGACAAGCATTACCGATACCCCTTACGCATCCATGATTGGTGTGTTGGTTAACGACGCTAAGCGTGAAGTAGAGGATGCAGCTGATTGGAACGTACTGTCTTCCACAGTGACTGTCACTACAGTAGCTGATACTTACAACTACACTATCACTGGCTCAGGTACTCGTTTCCGTGTCATTGATGTCTTGAACGACACAAGTAACGTTGTAGTTCGTCAAGCCCCTGCTACATGGTTGAACCAACAATTCATCTTAGGCACTACAACACCTAATACACCTATTTATTACGGTTTCAACGGTGTAGATACCAGTAACGACACACAAGTTGACTTGTTCCCTATCCCTAACGCTGCTTACACTATCCGTTTTAACTTGATTATCCCTCAAGCTGAGCTGTCGAATAACACTGATCGTATCCTTGTTTCTCCTCATCTCGTAGCTATGTTGACCTACGCTAAGGCTATTGCTGAACGTGGTGAAGACGGTGGTAACTTGTCGTCTGAAGCTTACGCCTTGTATAAGAGTGCTTTGTCTAACGAAGTAGCTATTGAGCGTAATCGTTACGGTGATGAACTGATCTGGACTAATCCATAATGGCTGAAGAGTTACTAGCCTCCTCTATTGCAGCTCCCGGCTTTATGGGAGTTAACACTCAGGACTCATCAGTGGGTCTTGAGTCAGGTTATGCCTCAGTTGCCTTTAACTGTATCATTGATAAGTTTGGTCGTGTAGGTGCTCGTAAGGGTTGGTTACCTAAGCACGTCACTAACGGTACATTGGGTTCAGCTAACGTCAAAGCTATCGGTGAGTTGATTGATAACTCAGGTAACTCCTACATCGTATTCGCTGGTAACAATAAGCTATTTAAGCTCGTAGGCTCAACAGTCACTGAATTGACTTACGGTGGTGGTGGTACAGCTCCTACGATCTCAGACAGTAACTGGCAGATGGCTTCTTTGAGTGGTGTCTTGTATCTGTATCAATTAGGACATACACCTCTAGTATTTGATCCTGCTGTCTCTACAACCACCTATAAGCGTATCACAGAGAAGACAGGGTACTTAGGTACAGCTCAGTTGTCTGACTGTGCTATCAGTGCTTACGGACGTATCTGGACAGCTAATACAACTACAGACAAGAATACAATTCAATTCTCTGATATTCAAGCTGGACATATCTTGTCTACAGGTACTGCTGGTACTTTGGATGTATCACGTATCTGGCCTAACGGTGCTGATGAGATTGTAGCTTTAGCTGCTCATAATAACCAGTTATTCATCTTTGGTCGTCGTCAGATCCTGATTTACACCAATGCCACTGACCCTGCTGCTATGACTCTGTCTGATGCTATCTCAGGTGTTGGCTGTTGTGCTCGTGATTCAGTAGCTAAGACAGGCACTGATATTCTCTTCCTGTCTGATTCAGGTGTGCGTTCTATCGCTAGGACCATCCAAGAGAAGTCAGCTCCTTTGACTGACATTAGCTACAACGTCCGTGATGACTTAATTGCTGATCTAAGCTTAGAAACATTGGCTAACATCAAGGCTGTGTACTCTGATAGCAATGCTTTCTATATCATTACATTCCCTACGTCTAATACTACTTATTGTTTCGATACACGTTCTAAGCTACAAAGTGGAGCACATAGAGCTACTACTTGGAATTTAGTTCCTAAGTCCATGTTCGTTAACCGTAGCAAAGAAGTCATGATGGGCTTCGCTGGATACTTAGGTTACTACACTGGTCATCTAGACAACGCTGCCTCATATCGTCTTCAGTATCTCTCCACTTACATTGACTTCGGTAAGCCTTTGAACGTGAAGATCTTGAAGAAGATTGGCTTTACGCTCATTGGTGGTAATCAGGCTCCTGTGGCTGTTAAGTACGCTTTTGACTATCAACCTAGCTATCAGTCTCGTAACATCATCATGGGTGACTTAGCTGTGTCTGAATGGGGTACAGCTGAGTGGGGTATCTCTGAATGGACAGCTGGTGTTGTCTTCGATAATAAACGTATCCAAGCAAGCGGTAGCGGTAACGTGGTTCAGTTTGGACTTGAGACTGTTATCAATGACTTTGAAATAAGCATCCAAAAGATGGATGTATTTGTTAAAATGGGAAGAACATTATGAGTAATTACACACCTGCTACGGACTTTGCAGCTAAGGATGCCTTATCTACAGGTAACCCATCTAAGCTTGCTAAAGGTACTGAAGTTGCAGCGGAGTTCTCAGCTATTCAAACAGCGGTTAACTCTAAATCTGATGCGGCATCTCCTGAGTTCTCAGGTACGTTTGCTGGTACGTACACTATCGACTGCGGAACTTATTAAGGGTTAACAATGGCTACAAAAAGTAAAAAAGTATTTGTAAAAGACATTAATGAATCTAATGTCACAGCTGGACAGCAGATGATGTTTGGAGGACTTCCTTCTGATGTTATCGCTAAAGCTAATATTACACCTACCATTGATAAGTTTGGTAACGTCAAGTTCCCTAAAGAAGCTAAAGTCAAAGCAATAGGTCAATATACACCTACAGGCCCCGGAGCTGATGCAGATCAGACATACAGTCAAATCTACGTAAAAGACTTAGGAACTGTTAATGGTATCCGTGTATACGCTAACTACGACTCTCAAGGTAAGTTAACTGGCTTTGATGAAGGTAGAGCACTGTCTGCTAATCAACCTGTTACTAAGGTTTACGAGAACGATAAGCAATTCCTTCGTCCTAAATGGGATGCTACAGGTAAAGCTACTCCAGTTAAAGGTGTAGACACTAAGAACGGTGGTTTGTTCAGTGACTTCGTTAGCGATGTAACAAGTGGTTTTGATGACCTAGTCTTACAGAATCCTGCCTTACGTGCTGCTGCTTTGGCTTACGCAGCTCCTATGGTTGCTGAAGGCTTTGGTGCTTCAGCAGGTGCTGGTACTGCAGGTGGAGGTGCTGTTGATCTCGGTACTGCTACAGGTGCTGATTTGTCTGCTGCCTACGATATGGGCTCTGTAGGCTCTGCTGGGGCTGGTGGTGCTACTGGAGCCGCTGGTATTGGCGCTGCAGAAGGTGGTTTACTGACAGGTGCTACTGATGCAGCTACAATTGCTACAGGTAACGCAGATAAAGCAGCTTTGTATGGCGATGCTGGCTACGGTGCTGGTATGACAGGAGCAGAGACTACAGCTTACGATACTGGGTTAGCCGCTGGCACAGCTGCCGCAGGTGTAGGCGCAGCAGGAGCCGCTGGAGCTGGAGCCTTAGGAGGTGCTTTAGGTGATGCAGGAACAGCTGCTCTCATAAAAGGTGGCGCTGCTCTTGCTGGTGGTCTTCTCCAAGGAGAAACTTCAAAGACTGCACTGACTGAAGACGCTACTAAACGTGCTGCTTTAGCTAAAGAAGTTAAAGACATGGGTAAGTTCACCCCTGTCGGTATCACTACTACGTTCGGTACTTCTAGCTTTGTAACAGACCCAGTAACAGGGACAATTACTCCTTCTTACACCCTGTCTCCTGCAGCTCAGGCGTATCAAGACAGTTTAGGTGGTCTAGGTACTACTGCTCTAAGCTCAGCTAAGGACATCATGAGCTTAGGTAACAAGTACATTGGTGAGTCTCCTGAGGCTGTCCGTAAACGTTACATCGACACACAGGCAGCGTTGTTGCAACCCGGTCAAGAAGCAGAGCTGGCTAAGATCCGTACTAACTTGACTAACACAGGACGTGGTGGTCTTTCGTTCGGTGCTACAAGCGATGGCATGGCTGCTACTAACCCTGAGTTGGCTGCTTACTATAACTCTCTCGCTATGACTAATCGTAGACTTGCTGCTGACGCTGAGTCACAATATCAGAATCAAGTTAACTTCGGTACTGGTTTGTTGGGAAGTGCTACTAAGCCATTTACTAGCGTATTCGATGCTCAGAGAGGTGTTGAAACAGCTGGACAACAACCACTTACAATGTCTACTGACTTTGCTAACACTGTTGCTACTCGTGGCGCTGCTCAAGGTGCTAATTACGCTGCCGCTATGAATCCTAGCTTGCAGAGTTCATATAACGCAGCTAACTATGACCCGTTTGCTACTGTCTTACAAGGCATGTCTGATAGCGATCTACTTGCATGGGGTTTGTCTAAGATCAAACCTTAATAAGTATTTACGATATAATAAGATATAGTAATATAGTTACAATAGAAAGAGATAAAGAATATGGCTACAGACAGTGTAATGAATTTATTCATGGACCCTTATCAGCTAGAGCAACAACGTCAAGCAGGTGTTAATCAACGTGCTGCTCAGTTTGCTCAGATGGACCCTATGGCACGAGCACAGTACGGTATCTATCGAGGTGCTAGTAACTTAGGTACGGGCATTGGTGGTTTATTGGGTGCTGAAGACCCTCAGATGCAGTTGATGACTGTTCGTAAGCAGATCATGCAACAAGTAGACCAGATGAACCCTGAGTCGTTAGCTCAAGCTGCACAAGCTCTCAATCAAGCCGGTGATACACAAGGCGCTTCTGTCTTGTTGAACGCTGCTCGTACACGTGCTAAAGAGATTCAAACAGAGCAATTAACACAATCTCAAATTACACGTAACTTGCGTGAACGTCCTGCAAGTGTGTCTGAATTATCAAAACTTCAAAGTGAACGTGATGATATTATTCGAGAGTTTGGTGAAGCAGATCCACGAGTTAAAGAAATTAATGCCTTGATTGCTAAAAAGACAACAGGTAAATCAATGGGTCAAGAAATTGCTGAAGGCTTGTCTCCAGCTTTGGCTGCTATTGCTGGCGCACAAGCTAAAAAGATGGGTGAAGCCAGTGGAACTGATGTTGGTAAAAAGGTTGCAGATATTGAAGGATCTCAATCAGCTTTAACTGCCGTGCAAGGCGCTAAAGAAATATTCAATAAAGGTATCTACGCTGGTAAATACGGCCCTATGCAAGAAGGTTTAGCTGGTTATACAGAAGGTATGGTAGGCTCTAAAGAACGTCTTGCTAATACTGAGACTTTCCGTTCTTACTTAGGCGACGTTGTTATTCCCGGATTGAAAGACTTCGGCGGTAGCGATACAGTTGAGGAATTGAAATATCTACAAGGTGTTTACGCAGGTGATACAACAGCTCAGCCTAAAGCTTTGAAGAATATGCTTGAACGTGCTGAGAATAAAATCAAAGCTAAAATCAATCGTATTCAATCACAACAAAAAGCCATTGAGACAGGAACGCCTCTTCCTACAGGCCCTAGCACAACAGGTGCGCCAAAAGCTACTCGTCGTTTCAATATGCAAACAGGTCAGTTTGAAACTATCACACAATAAGGTAAAGCATGGCTCAATATATTGAAGTTAATGGAGAAGTAGTTGAGTTTCCTGATGAGATGAATGACTCTCAGATAGCTGCTGCTATTCAAGGAACATACAAAAAGCCTGAAGCCCCTAGTGGATTTGTTCAAGGTGTAATGGACCCTGTTTACGGTGCTGGACAACTTGTCGGTAAAGCTTTGGAACAAGTCCCACAAGATGTTTCTGTTATGGGCATTCCTGTAGCTAAGGCAGCTAAAGCGTTCTCTGAAAAAGTCGTACCTCAGCGTGAACAACAATACCAGACGGAACGTGCAGCCGCTGGTGAAGAAGGTTTTGACTGGGCTCGTCTAGGCGGTAACGTTGTAAGCCCTGCTAACATTGTTGCTGGAGGCGCAGCAGGTTCTTTGGCTCGTAATGTAGGGGCTCAAGCTGCCCTTGCTGGAGCTGCTCAAGGCGCTATAGCTCCTGTAACTACAGCCGAAGATTTTACTGAAGAGAAGGCTAAACAGACAGCTGGAGGTGCTTTCTTTGGTATGCTAGGCGCAGGAGCCACTAAAGCCATTGGTGGAGTATTGAATCCTCTTGTATCTAAAGCTGAAGAAACAATGAAAAACTTAGGTGTGACGATGACACCGGGACAGCTCATTGGAGGTAAAGCACGAGATCTAGAAGACTTTGCTATGTCTATGCCTTTGATTGGCCCTTACATTTCAAATGCTCGTGAACGTACTTTGTTTTCGTTTAATAAAGGCGTGATTAATAAAGCACTCGGTAAAGTAGACGAAAAACTACCTGCCGATGTGATTGGTAGAGATGCTGTTCAACATGCTAACGATGTGATTGATAAAGCTTACGATAACGTCTTAAATGACATGAGCTTTAAACTAGACTTTCCAACATACTCAAATGTGTTGAAAGCTATCAAAACACCACCTAGTGTTGATCAACGTGTCAAGGTAAAAGAAGTTTTAGACACCTATTTGTTTAATAAGCTTCCTAAAGACGGTAAGATTGATGGTCAATCCTACAAAGCTATTGAATCTGATTTAAGAACAAAAGCTGTTGGGTATAAGTCAAGCAGTACTGAAGATCAACGAGAAATCGGATACGCTCTGGATGAAGCTTTAAACTCTTTGAAAGAAAGCTTAAAGAAACAAAACCCTGAGCAGTCTTCACAACTACGTCGGGTGGACAGTGCTTATGGAGATATCTCTGTCATGAGAACCGCTGCTGCTAACTCTGGTGCTGAGAACGGTGTATTTACCCCTAAACAGTATCAGACTGCGGTTCGCCAGCGTGATGTGTCTCGTAATAAAGGACGCTTTGCTGCTGGTTTGGCACGAGGACAAGACATCTCTGACGCAGCCGTAGATGTTTTAGGCACAAGTCCTAAAGCTACTTTAGAAGGTCGTTTAGCGGTTCAAGCAGCTGGTTTGATGGGGGCTATGCAAACCCCTGCTGTGGCTGGTGGAATAGCTATTACAGCTCCTGTGATGTATTCTGAATCAGGTATTAATGCCATGAATGCTTTGATGCGATCACGTCCTGAAATTGCTCGTAAACTTGGTGATGTTCTGGTTAAACGTGCTTCTAGAGAAGGAAGCATTACAGGCGCTCAAGTGTTGGAAGAATACAATCGTATGTCTAAAACACAGGATGAGGTTCCTCGTATTGAACTTCGTGGTATGGCTCGGTAAATGCCTCTCTTAATCCTTGCTGGTGCTCTCAAGGCTGTTGAGGCTATCCAGCAGGGATGTGAGCTATACAAAGAGTATAAAGGTACTGTACTTAAAGCTAAGGAAACCTTTGATGAAGTCAAGGGTATAGCTACTGAGGTAACTCAGGTAAGTACAGGTATATGGGGATTCATTCAGAGTCTATTCACCTCAAAATCTGAGGCGATTAAGCCACCTAATCACCGCACTAAGGAATGTGTTAATGATACTACGCCTACGCCTGAGACAGAGAAGACTAAGAAAGCTGTTAAGGCCACACAAGAGTCCTACAGTGAACAAGACATAAAGGCTGAGTTAGTTAAGAACCTTAAAGTCTTCTTCAAGTCAATGATAGCTATCAATAAGAGGATAGCTGAGCAACAGTTACGTATAGATACTCAGTACATTGAACCTGATGAGTTACTTGATGTCTCCTTGGACTTAGTGATAGCTAAGAAGGAGATGGAGAAGGCTCAGAAGGAGATCAGGGAGGTAATGATCTATCAGAGCCCTCCTGAGTTAGGTGCGCTATATACAGACGTTATTGAGATGTTTGGGATAGTGCAGGAGAAGCAAGAGATAACTCATTTAAGAGCCTTGAAAGCTAGGAAAGAAGAAGTAT